AGCGATCACCACCATCGAAATTGGCATAAGAGCGCGCCAACTTACCCAGCATGTTAATGAAGGAGGTTTTCCCGTCTCCCCCATCACCACGGAGATAAATAACATAAGGTAAAAGATTACCAATAAAATGACTCCAAAGAATCGCGCAAAGGTATGTATGGTGCTCTGTCCTCCTAAGAAAATCCTGCAAATACGGATTTAATGCCACAAAAGTAATATCCTTTTGTGAATAGGGAATGATAGTTAAGCTAAACTTATCAATACCTTGTACACAAGCTGGGTGTGGATCAAATGTGGTTGATATTGTTTTGATATCTCTGCCTATATTTAGACAAACATCCAAAGATTGAAAAATAGACACTCTCGTCCAATCTTTTGGATCTATCAATCTTGATAATTCTGAATGAAAATCATTTAAAACATCTAATTCAAACTCTTCAAGTATATTCTTAGCAAATCTACTATCAAAAGCTGCTGCGGAACACACACTAGTTGTATTTGTATCATTTCTATAATAGACGACACTAGATTGACTAACTTCATTTTTTACAATAAGAAAATTTTTAAAAATATTATGTTTTTTTATCACGTCTATTTTTAAAGTACTAATATCATAAGCTTCCTCAGAGTTTTTTGAATTAATTTCTGAATAATCTATTGCCTGTTCTTTAGCCTTTACCATCCTATTCATTGCATCTTCAATAGAAAATCCAGCTGTCATTAATAAAGTTATAAGTTTTTGATCTGTTAATTCTTGGTGTCTGCCAGCACCTATATGCTTTTTATAGTATTTACCGTCCTTTTTCATTAACTCCATAGTGTCTCCTTTTTAGACAGATTGCCTGTCCATTTAATTTTATCAAGTTTAAAATTTCTTGTCAATAGTTTTTTCTCTCTTCTCTTCTCCTGTAGTATATATATATTTAATAAATATATATAGTATAGGAGGTATACATAGTATAGAATACTAAAAGGTCTCTTAAAATAGTTCTTGACTTTTATGCTAGGTTATGCTATAGTCTATATAGACTAGGAGTCGAGGACGACTAGAAGTAGGAGTAGACTATGGCTAAAACCGATCCCCAATCGAATGTACTTGATATCCTTGAAGTAAAAGCTAGATTCATTCTCAAGGATGATATAGACATAGATAATAGAACTATTAATATTAATTCTGCAATTACAACTAAATCGTATGATAAACTATCTAGATCATTAACTTTTCTAGAAGGATTATCTCTTGATCCCATTACAATTACTATGAATTGCCCTGGCGGCAGTGTTTATGACGGTTTTGCCATGGTTGATAGAATTAAGTTTAGTCCGTGTGATATCCACACACGAGCTACTGGACTAGTTGCTAGTATGGCCATTCCAGTATTATGCTCTGGGAAGGTCAGAACTGCATCTAGAAATGCTTACATGATGTTCCATGAAGTAAGTTATGCTTTACCGTTTGAACGTTTAACCTCGGCCGATATAGAGTCTAAACACTCAAAACATCTTAATCAACAGATTTGTAGATTCATGGCAGGACACACAAAAAAAGATTATAGTTATTGGGTTAAGATAGGAAAGCATGTAGATTTTTATTTTGATAGTAATAAAGCCTTAGAGCTTGGAATAATAGATGAGATACAATGAAATCTAATAATATTAGAACCTTATATAATGCTAGGAATGCTCAGCCAGTTGGAACTTTAGCTACTAAAGAATTAATACAATTAGAGCATAAGTATAGATTATTGTTGAAAGAATCGGGATTTCAGGATATAGAAGCCTGGGATAATAGACCACTAGTCAAAAAGAAAAGAGTTAAGTTTATTAAAGGTCATATACGGTTAAGACAAGGAACTTGGGAAGACTTTGCCTTTAAACAATACGAAAATAAAGAATTCTTTAGGATAATAGGTTTATATGCATATCATTGCAAAAATTTACCACAAAAGTATAAAATAGTTCTACAAGATTATAGTCTTACAGGTAATATGGTTGCTAGTATAAACAATACGAACAGTGATTTAAAGGTTAATAGTTTAGGTCACTATATTAAGAGAAACTTCATAAAGATGTTGGAATTTGTTAATGTGGAGTTTAAAGATGATGAATAAGAACGAAGAGACTAAAGAACTTACAAGTCAAGAGGGTAAACAGCTTGAAATTACGGAAGTCAATGGTAAAACGACTATCGTCTTCAGAAAGGCAATTCTTAAAGGAAAGGTTTCATCCTCGGAAGTTCTCAATACTATTCTCATTGCAGCCAAAATGCAGGCAGAATATTATATTAAGAAACTTGCAACAGGTTCCCCTTTGGAGATTTCTGAGGTTAAGGCTCTCAAGGAACTTGGAGATATTACAAAACTTGAGACAATATATCAGGACACACCTAGAAAAACAGAAGTTGTAAATATTGACACTATTAAATCTAATCTTTATAGTGTATTAGCCGAGAAATTAGAAGCTAAACAAAAAGAAAATATATAATATAGTACTCATCTGTGATACAAGATGTTGATTTTATTGGTTTAATATCTGATTGGGTGTTATAGTCCTCTTATGGCTACATATTGATCAATATAGATTCGGAGTTAAGATGTCTATTACCAACCTCGTCAGTATACGCGAACTTACCAAAGAAGATCTTAATTTCATAATAGGATCTTCAGTCCAATCTCTTTCTAAATACACAGAATCAATAGTAAAAGGCCAAGATAAAGATACAGCCTATACTTCATTAGAAAAGCAAGTCTTATTTGCTTTATGTTGTATGAAGTATTCTACATTTATTGCTTGTGATAGAGTAGATTCTAATCTTATCATGGGATACATAGTTGCTGACACAAAAAATAATCATATTTTATTGCAATATACCAAATTCAATTATCGTGGATTGGGAATACAACAAAATCTATTACTTCCCTTAGTCATAGATCCTACATTACCTATTACAGTTAATTGGCCCACTAAAGAGATGCTTAAACTTACTAGGTTAGGTAAATTAAAAATACAAAATAAATTTACGGAACAATTAATGGATATGGCGGTAATGAATGAAGATTAAACGAATAGACACTATAGGTTATCTCAGATCCTTAGGTATGAAAAATAGTTTTATAGATGATAAACATACCTTAGAGTGGAGACCTGACTTACAAGGATACTTAATAGATGGTGTTTGTTTGGTACCTATAAGTAATATTTTAGAGGTAACTTATTACCCAAAGGTTATATCTTTTCTTAGTGAAGTTACTAAAGAAGAGTTAGCTGATTTGCCAATTGAAAAATCAAAGAAGAAGATTAAGTGAATGCTAATGAAAAGAGCAGAACAGATCTTGAACAATTATATAAAGTTGCGCCACTATATCGTGAGCTCTTTGATAGACAATTGGAGTTTATACTGTCACCTAGTAGGTTCATCGCCGCGGTGTGTAGTCGGAGAGCCGGCAAAACCACAGTCTGTGCAATTAAAGCATTTCAAGAACTTATCAGCAAACCAGGTTCAATTGGCATCTATTTGGCGCTTACCGACAGGTCCGTTGAAGACATTTTTATGCCGGCAGTATTACCGCTTGTTAGTAAGTACAAGATTAAATGTAAAGTAAATAGAGATGAAGTTGTATTTGAAAATGGATCTAAGTTACTCATATGTGGGGCCAATCATCCTCATAAAATCGAAACGTTCCGTGGGATTAAACTCTTGTTCTGTATCATTGATGAAGCGGCTTCATTCAGCGAGAAGATCTTACACTATCTTATTGATGAGATCATCGGCCCTGCACTCTCAGACTTACAAGGTCAGTTAATGCTTATTGGCACACCTGCGGCTCACTGCCAAGGAATGTTCTATGATGTTAGTACAGGTAAAGAAGGTTCGGATGTTTGGCTAGTTAAACGATGGACAGCCTTTGATAATCCATTTATGGTTTCTAACTTTAATAAAGATGCCGAACTCTTTTGTAAACGAAAGAAATGTGATAAAACTCATCCTAAGTTTCGTAGAGAGTATCTCGGGGAATGGTGCGCAGATGATGAAGCTCTTATGATTAAACCATTTGCAACTAGTAAACCAGAAATCCCATTTAACAAGGATGGTTGGAGATGTGTTATAGGTGTGGACTTTGGATTTAATGATGAAACTGCCTTTAGTATAATAGCTTGGCAACACAACCTCCCTAAAGCTTGGATACTTGAATCATTTGGGATTACACAAGCTAGTGTATCCACTATTGGATTAGTACTTAAGCGACTTAAGGAAACTTATAATCCTATTAGTATTGTCGGTGATCCTGCAGGAGCTTCTAAGATTATGATGGCAGAGTTCTCTGAGAAATATCATATACACATGAATGTAGCTCAGAAAACTAATAAAGCACACTATATAGAAATACTTAATGATGCGCTTATGAATTGTGACTTAGTCCTTCATCCTACCCAAACTATACACCTTCAGGAAGAAATGCGCAAAGTGGTTTGGAATGAAGATCGTACTCGAGAATTAGAAGGTATGAAGTGTGACCAACTTGATGCTACTATCTATGCTTATAGAGAAGCCCGAGCTTATCTTGAGAAAATTGTAGTCAAGAAGATTAAGACTTCGGAAGACACAGCCAAAGATTGGATGCGTATGCAAGCTGAGCGCGATGAAGAACGAAATATTGCCAAAGCTGGTGATAATTTCTATGATGATTTACGAAACTATCTAGACTAATATAATCTAGTTGTATCTAGAATAGACATATAGGAGAATAATATGGCTGACTTTGGTGACGACACTTTACATTCACAATATCCCGATTGGTGTGAGGCACCCCCTAAACAAGCTTTTGGAAGTATATTTGCACAAGTAAGAGATTTTGACAGAACAGTCATGTCATCTGTGTCATCTAATGCTTTTCTTGGTTTAAGACAATATACTGGGAGAGACTTGGCTTCATTAACAAGTTCTACGCATTTCGGTTCATTAGATATTAATAATCAATTAAATATGACAAGTCAAGTACTTAAGGCTTCATTCAATTTAACTGCCAGCGTTATTGATACACTCACAGCTAAACTAGCTAGTATTGAAACAGTTCCACAAGCTGTAACAAACAAAGGCAATGTTAAAGGAAGAAAGTTAGCTGAAGATTTGAATCATCTTATCAAAGGTATATTTCATAAGCATCAGATATCACACACTATTCAATTAGCTTTTAGAGATGCTATGATTAAACGTTTAGGGTACATCAAAGTTCTTAAAGATGATGATCTTGGTATTAAAGTTGAAAGAGTATACTTTGATGAAGTTGTAATAGATCCTGCGGATGGATATTATAATACACCATATAAGTGTATCCAACGTAAAGCCGTTCCAATTCATGTAGTTAAACAAATGTATCCTAAGTTTCTTAAAGCAATCGAAGATTGTGAAGTAAAAGAAATTAGATTATATAATACTAGAAACTATACCCCATGTATAACTGTTGCTGAATCTTGGTGCAAGAACTCCTATTTACCTGGAGGCCGTCATGTTATTTGTATTGAAACTGCTGACCTAGTGGATGAAGAATGGGATAAGGATTATCTGCCTATTGTTAAAATTGATTATAATGAACCCGTTGTAGGATTTATGGGTAATAGTGTTGTAGATGATTTACTCCCTATCCAGATGGAAATAGACAGAATCATTGCATCGATGCAAGCTATTTTAAAAGTTATGTCAATTCCAACTTGGTTAACAGATACTAATGCTCAAATGAATAAAAACCACCGTACTAATAAGATTGGCCTCATATGGGAAGGTGATTTCAAGAATGGAATTGCTCCAATTCTACATAACGGTGCCGCAATGCCTCCAGAGATCATGCAATCTCTTGAATTCTTTATACAACAAGGTTATGCCAGAGCGGGGTTAACCCCTATGGATACTCAAGGCCAACAAAAGACAGGTACTGGCAATCAATCCGGTGAAGCTTTAAAGACTATGACAGATATTAAATCTGAGAGATGGCAATTATTACAACATAATTTTGAAAGAAAACACGTAGAAGTAGCTGATATTATTCTTAAAGAACTGCAAGGAACCAAATTTAAAGTTAGTGCACTTGATAGATCCATTGGATTAAGAGAAGTATCTGCTAAAGTCATACCTAAAGTCTCAGACTCCTATGTGTTGCGTATGTTTCCTGTTTCTAGTTTACCCGATTCTATTCCAGATTTGATAGATAGTGTAACTCAAATGTTACAACTCGGCGTGATTCAACCATCACAAGTACCCGACTTATTTAATATGCCAGATTTAGATGCTACAGTCGCGCTACAAACTGCGCCTCGTAAGTTAATTGATAAACGATTAGAAACAATGATTGATACTGGAAAATATACTAATCCTGAACCATATCATGATCTTGACTATGCAGTTACTGCAGCTATGCAACAATATAATTGGGCACAATTAAATGATGAGTCAGATAAATTGTTGGGTTTATTACGTAGATATATCAATGATGTTAAGACTTTATTACAGCAACGTCAACCACCAATTGCGCCAGCAAATGCGCCAACAGCCACACCAAACGCACCAACACCACAACCTAATGCACCAATTGCATCCTCGGCTGCACCACAAGGAGTCCAATAATGAGTTCACCTCTATTTACAGATATATCCCCCAAAGAAGTTGTAACACCGGAAGCGATTACGCCGGAACAATCCCCACAAGATAAGAAATTAGCAGAAACATTTCAACGTATAGCTAAACAAGAGTCACA